GCCGACGACGACAACGCGCACGATGCCCACTTGCTGCGGCTTATAACCGCCGCCCGTGAGCAAGTCGAGCACGATTGCAGCGTCGTGCTGGCAACCGGCAGCTTCACGCTGACGCTCGACGACTTCTCGGGCGAGACGGAGATTTATCTTCCCGTCCGCCCGGTGACATCCATTACGAGCATCGTTTACACGCTCGAAAATGGCTCGACGGCTACGATGTCGGCGTCGGAATACTTGCTTGACAACAACGAGCCGGAACCCGAAATAACGCTGGCGTATCTTGCCGACTGGCCAACCGCCAGGGGCGAGCCGAATAGCGTGACGATTACGTTTGTCGCGGGATACGCGACGCAAGCAGCGATCCCGCAGGCGTACAAGCAAATGATGCTCGTCGATATCGCGAGACGATTCCAAGACCGCGAAGGCCTAGAAAAGATTGATGAGTCCATGGCGTACGAACGCATGGTTCGTCGCTATCAGCGAGTGAGCTACCCATAACATGGCCGCAAGAATGCCACGCATCGTGCCGCAGATGGTCCGCCTAGGCGGAATGCGGCAACGCGTTGATATCAAGCGGCCTAATACGTCGATTGACAGTCGCGGCCAGGTCACTGGCGCCGATGTTTCGCTCTCGATTGCGTGGCCGTGCGAGATCCGAACGCTATCAGGAGTGGAGCTTATCAACGCTCGCCAGACCTACCCGACAGCGAGTCACGTTGTGCGCGGCTGGTGGCGACGCGGGACGGAGATCACCGTCCGTTATTATCTGCAATGGGGCGACCGCCGGCTAAACATCGGACACATCACCGACCTTGGGCAGGATCGCGGGCTCGTCGAGCTACTTTGCGCGGAGGCCGTCGATGGAAGTTAGCATCCGGATACAGGGCATCGAGCAAGCCGTCCGCAAGCTGCAAAACGTGAAGAACGGTGTACGTCGCCGAGTGCTTAGGCGTGCCAACGTGGCAGCCGCTAGGCCGATTCGCGCGACCGCGAAAAAGACCAGTGCGTTTATCGACAGATCCGGACTGTTGCGGCGTTCCTTGGTGCTCAAAACGAAGACATATCAAAGCGGCGTCGTGGTGAGCGTTGTCGGAGCCGATCGCAACGTGCAAGGCACATGGCGAGGGCGTCGGCGAGTGCCTGCCAACTATTTGCATCTGGTCGAGTCTGGTCATCGCATTGCGGTCAGTGCTCGCACCGGCGCATCCATGGCGGACAACGTGCTGCTGCGACGCGGCAAGCGGTTCCTGCGATCCGGCCAGACGGAGGCGGTCATCGCGGGCATGGTGCGACCGCGACGATTTATTGGGCCGGCAGGCGAACAAAACGTCTCGGCGTCGCTCGCCAAATTCCGCGAGACGTTTGCCCGTGGTGCGGAAGCGGAGGCGGCGAAGTAATGCCAGACGTCGCCGAAAGACTGCGGACATTTCTAATCGCGGGCGCGAGCGTGACCGCGATCGTCGGCCAGCGCGTTCATCAAAACATGGTGCCGGAATCAAGTGCGCCGCCCTATCTGTGGTTTCGCAGATCGCGCACGGACGAACCGCGTACGCTCGATGGTGGCTCGCCATCGGGATACGAGCAGTTTTTTGATATCGAGTGCGTCAGCGAGGACCTGAGCGAAGCGCAAACGCTAGCCTACGCCGTCCGCGACAGACTCAACAACTATCGCGGATCGTTCGCGGATTCGACAGTCAAAGGGGTGTTCGTCGAAGACCACTCGGACGACTATGTACCTCGCAGTGTCAGTAGTGATGACGTGGCGCATGTCGCCGCTCTTTCCGTGCAGATCATTCCCTAGGAGTTAGCACATGCCTACGCCAATCATCGGACTCGGGACGATTGTTACCGTCGATTCCAAGACGATCGACCTGATCGTCAATGCGAAGCCGCCCATGCGGGACCGCGAGCTTGTCGATATTACGACGCTTGATGCGACGCTTCAGACCTACATTCCGGGCATCGAGAAGCATAGCGAATTCACGTTCCGGCTGCTTCGCGACCCGGACGACACCGATCAAACGTCGCTCGACACGCTATTCGGCTCGAAGGCCGTCAAGACGATCACCATCACCTACACGGACGCGACGCCGACCGTGCAGACGTTCAGCGGTTTCGTGAGCAAGGTTGAGCCGAGTCAGATCGAACACAATCAACCCAATGCGTGGGATGTTACGATCCAACGCACGTCGGCAATCACGTAAGGAGATAGCTAGGTGGCGAGCTACATAATTAAGCGGCGTCGTGAGCGATTTACCGACGCCGCGCGGGGTCTCGACTTCGATTTGGTCGAGGCGGGCGGAAAGAACGGACTGGAAATATCGACACGCATCCTAGACGCGCAGTCGGCCGCTAAAGGCGATCGAATCGAGGGCGGTCCCTTGCTCGACTTGTTCGCGTTCGTGCTGTCTGTGTCGATCGTGGATGATTCCGGGGCATGTCCGCTCGATAGCGACGAGGGGCGGCGCGAGATTGCCAGTTGGCCGCCCATGGTGTTGATGGCTGCCGGGCAGGCCGCCATGAACGTGAACGGGGCTGGCGAGCCGGCAAAAAACTGACAGAGGGCGAGCGGTGGGCGTATCGTCTCGCTCTCGCCCTGGGCATCGAGCATCCTGATATGATCGGCGACCGTTTGACGGCATCGCAGATCGACGGTTGGCGTCGCTATTGGTCGCAGGAACCATGGGGCGACGTGCGGGCCGATATGCGACACGAGGCGTACGCGCAGCGGCACCTACACGGCGTCGAAGGCGTTAGCGGAGTGTGGCCGCACTGGCCGCGCGAAGAGAGTCCGGAAGAGATCGCCGACAAGCTAGCCAAGGCCAAGGCCGCGAGACTGGAGACGCTGAAGAATGGCGCTTAACGCCGGCAAGATGTCGTTTGTGGTCAGCGCTTCCGCTGGCCAGCTATTCGCGGGGCTTAATCAGGCGTCGGCCGCCGTGCGTTCGTTCGGCTCGGTCGCCGGCCAGGTCGCGGCGTCTGTCGGTGCGGCGTTTGGCGGGTTGTCGGCAGTGGGATTCACGCAGTGGGCCATCGGGTTAGCTGCGGAAACATCCAAGGTCAACGCACAGTTTACCGCATTGATTGGCAACGCCGGACAGGCCCAGCAGCTACTCCAGCAGATCAAGGACATTGGACGCACGAGCGTTATCGACAATCAATCGCTAGCCGGCGCCGCTCGAACATTTATGGCGGCCGGCATGTCAATTGATGAGCTAGTGCCAACGATTCGCGCCTTGACGATCGCGGGATTGGATAACCGCGAAGCGTTCCAAGGCATGGCGATGCAGTTCGCCAAGATCATCAGCCAAGGCAAAGTGCAAGGCGATGAGCTAAATGTTCTAACTGAATGGGGATGGAATCCGCTTAATCAGATTGTCGCCAGGACTGGCGAGACGATGGCGGAGGCCCGCAAGCGAGTCGAGCAGGGCGGAGTGACCGCCCGCGAAGTCGCACAAGCCTTGCAGGACTTTGCCGGCGCAAACTCCAAGATGGCAAGTGCTGCGGTGGCGGCGAGCCAGACCCTAAGCGGTCAATATCAGGCATTGCAAAAAGACGTCCAGACGCTGGCCACATCGTTTGGCCAGCGTCTAGAACCGGCCGCGTTGGCGACCGTGGAGGCTCTGCGCGGGATGGTGGAGATGGTTGGCGGCATCGACGGTCGATCCGCACTGGCGGCCGCCCAGGTCATCGCCTTCGCGGGCACGTTCGCTCTGGTGATTCGATACTCGGGAACCGTTGTCGCCGCCTTCCGGTCGATCGTCACAGCGATTCAGGCCATGACGACGGCGCAGGCGATTTTCCAAGCGTTCTCGGGGCCAAAGGGCTGGGCTCAATTAGCCATCGCAGCCGTCGCGGCGGCTGGTGCCGTCGTGGCAGTGGAGCAAGCATTTAGCGGCGTGGCGGCTACCGCAGCAAAGGCAACGCAGCAAAGCACGGAAGCCGTCAAGGCAACCGAGAACGCGGCGAAGGTGGCAGCGCAAGGCGTGGCGGCGTCAAAGCAGTCTGTCGCAGCCGCATCGGGCATTGTGCAGCGGCATATCGCGTCAGAGCAGGCCGCCCAGGAGAAATTGAACGCGGCGATTGCATCGGGCGATGCGGCAGCAATCAAAGCCGCTCGCAAGTCGTTGCGGGCACTGGAGACGTCGAATAGCGAGGAGCTACAGCAAGCACTTGCCAAAGTAGCCGACAAGTACGACCAGGTGTCGGCGGCGGCGGAACGACATGCCCAGTTGCTACAACGCGGTCAGCAAGTCGCCGAACAGTACCAAGGGCCGGAGGCCACATTCGGCCAAACCGCCCA